TACAAGTTACAACAAAGGTAGCATTGAGTTCGAAAACGGATCACGCATTGTAAGTCAAACAACAACAGGCAATACAGGACGTGGTATGTCTATCTCGCTACTATACTGTGACGAGTTTGCGTTTGTTATGCCCAACATTGCGGAAGAGTTTTGGACTTCAATTTCACCTACACTAGCAACAGGTGGTCGTGCTATTATTACAAGCACACCTAACAGTGACGAAGATACATTTGCTACTATCTGGAAACAAGCAGAACAACGTTTTGACGACCACGGCAACGAAAGCGATCTTGGTATTAATGGTTTTCGTTCTTTTGTAGCACATTGGAGTGAGCATCCTGACCGTGATGAAGAATGGAAAGCAGAAGAAATTGGACGCATTGGCGAAGAAAAGTTTAGACGTGAATATGGTTGTGAGTTCTTAGTATTTGACGAAACTCTTATTAACTCAATTAAACTTGCTGTGATGGAAGGCAAGAGCCCAGTATTAAATATGGGGCAAACACGCTGGTATAAAAAACCAAGCTCGCAGTACACATACGCAGTTGCTCTTGATCCAGCAATGGGCACTGGTGGTGATAATGCTGCGATACAAGTATACGAATTGCCTACATATGAACAAGTAGCAGAATGGCAACATAACAGTACTGCTATCCCCGGACAGATTAGAGTTCTTGCAGATATTTGTAGATATATAGAAGAACAAACAAAAAACCCGCAAGGGATTTATTGGAGCGTGGAGAACAATGGACTAGGTGAGGCTGCCCTTATCGTTATAAACGATTTTGGAGAAGAGAACATTCCGGGTTTGTTCGTCAGTGAGCCTATCCGCAAAGGACACGTTCGTAAGTTCCGCAAAGGATTTAACACAACGCATAGTACAAAAGTAACTGCTTGCAGTCGTTTAAAAACTATGATCGAAAATGATAAAATGACTATACATAGTAAACCTTTTATTTCTGAATTAAAAGGATACGTAGCAACTGGATCAAGTTATCAAGCAAAAGTAGGAATGACAGACGATTTAGTTAGTGCAACACTTCTTGCAATTAGAATGATGGCAGTATTAAAAGATTGGGATCCTAGAATCTATGATTCATTTAACCAAGCAGAACACGATGAAGATTATGAGCCACCAATGCCGATCTTCATTAGTACAAATTATTGATAAATAATATTATGAAGAGTCTTGACAACATAGCAGAAGATCTATTTAATAAGATCCGTGGACGTTTTCCTAGCGTTACAATTGGTGACGAAGCCGGGAAAGTAACCAATGACCCACTAACAGCCCGATTTTTTGATTTTGATTACAAAGAAGGCGACCGTAACGTAGGAAAAGTTAGTATTAGCATTAGCGAAGATAAACTTGCTGTTATGTATAGCAACAGTTTTGTAGAAAATGAAGATACTATCACTAGACAAAACTGGTACAACTTTTTAAAAGAGTTGCGTGTATTTGCTAAAAAAAGATTATTACAATTTGACACAAGAGATATTACAAAGTCAAACTTAGATAAAAGAGATTACAAATTCCTAGCACAGCAACAGGGCGGAGAACAGACAATGAGCGAGTCTAAAATGTATGGCACAAGTAAGATGAGTTATCAAAATATTGGTAACGCAAGATTAACTATTAAACACACTGAGAGTGTAAATCAAGAACTAGCATCAGGTAGAACACAAAAAATTGGAAAAATCTACATTGAAAGTGCTGAAGGCGAAAAGTTCATTTATCCTTTCAAACACTTAAACGGTGCTCGTGCAATGGCTCGTCACGTAGCAGAAGGCGGCAAACCATACGATGAATTTGGTAAACATATTACTGGACTATCAGAAGAACTAGCTAACTTACGTAAATTTAAAACATATATGAATCGCTCAAGCGTAATGGCAGAAGGTCTATCAGGTTATATGGATGCTGTTGTTGAAAGACTAGACACAATTAAAAAGACAGTTGCAAGCCTACAAAAAGAATCATACTATAAAGCCGCTGTTGAATCTTATGAAGTACCTGTAATGGAAGACGTGCCTGCAGATATTGCAGAAAATTGGATTGACGAACTTACTATTAGACAGTTTAATGAAGAACTAAAAGATGTATTTCCATATGTTTACAAACTAGTAAGTGAAGCAACTCGTGCAATTGAATTAGGCCCAGATGACTTATCAGAAGAATTACCTGCGGAAACTTACAAAGTACAAAAAGGCGACACTATCTTTAGTATATACAAAAGATTTAAAAATGCAAACTTCCAAGGAAGTGCGCCAGAAGAAGCAATTCAGGCAATTATGGACGAAAACCCAGACATTAAAGATCCATCAATGATACAACCTGGACAAATTATAAAAATGCCTTACTTTATGGGGGCTGGTCCAGACGGTGCTTCTAGAGGTTTGCCACCTGGTGGATTTAAAAATTACGGCGAGGAAATTGAATCAGAAATTGATACTCTATTAGGTCAGTTTAGTGATCGTACTGTAGCAGAAGATGATGATCCTTGTTGGAAAGGTTACAAACAGATTGGTATGAAGGAAAAGAACGGAAAAGAAGTTCCTAACTGCGTACCAGAAAATGAAGAAGCTAGACCTAAAGAAAAACAAATTCCAATTAGCGAGTTTATTCTTTCGTTGTTTGACAGAGAAAACGGTCAGTTTCCAAAAGGCGAAACAGCAGTACTAACAGCAGTAGAAAAAGATTACGGTGAGCAGTACATTAATCCTGCAAAAGCATTTATTGAGCGTATTCAAGAAACTTACGCAGATTTTAAAGAAGTTAATGTAGCACCAGTAGCTTCGCAAGAAGAAAACGATATCAAAAGATTAGCCGGTTTGTAAGAATTGGCTAACTTGATGATTTTTTTCAAGTTTTTTTAAGAAAATAACTTGACACGCTAAGTAGTAGAGTGTATATTATACACTGTGCTACAAGAAAAGGCACATACATAGGCATAAACAATTAGGAGGCACTAACTATGGCATCATTAGCAGAAATCCGAGCAAAGCTCAAAGAACAAGAAGCAGGCGCTTCAGGCAACCGTCAGTCAGGCGGTGGTGACAACAGCATTTACCCATTTTGGAATATTAAAGAAGGCGAAAGCGCAACGCTTCGTTTCCTTCCTGATGGCAACGCTGATAACACTTTCTTTTGGCAAGAGCGTTTGGTAATTAAACTACCATTTGCAGGCGTCAAAGGCGAAACTGATTCACGTCCAGTACAAGTACAGATTCCGTGTATGGAAATGTACGGCGAGCAGTGTAATATTCTTAACGAAGTACGCGGCTGGTTTAAAGATCCAACTCTAGAAGATATGGGTCGTAAATACTGGAAGAAGCGTTCATATATCTTCCAAGGCTTTGTTGTAGATAACCCACTAAGTGACGATGAGACTCCGGAGAATCCAATCCGTAGATTTATCATTGGTCCTCAAATCTTCCAGATTATTAAACAGGCTCTTATGGATCCTGATATGGAAGAGTTGCCAACAGATTACACAGCAGGTGTAGACTTCCGTCTTAACAAAACTTCAAAAGGCGGATATGCAGACTATTCAACATCTAACTGGGCACGTAGAGATCGTCCACTAAACGATGCTGAAATGAATGCAGTTAACACACACGGTTTGTTTAATCTAGCTGACTTCCTACCTAAAAAGCCAGGTGAAGTAGAACTTAAAGTGATGCAAGAAATGTTTGAAGCGTCTGTAGACGGTGAAGCATTTGATATGGATCGCTGGGGTCAATACTTCCGTCCAGCAGGTATGGCAGCACGTACAGGCGATCCAGTAGCACCGGCGGCTACTACTCCTGCTCCGGCTCCTACACCAGCACCTGAAGCAGCACCAGCGGCTCCAGTAGCAGAAGCACCAGCGGCAGCACCAGCGGCTGAAGCGGCTCCTGCAGATGGCGGCAACGCTCAAGACATTCTAGCAATGATTAGAGCACGTCAAGGACAGTAAAACAATATGACAGCTATTAACGAAACCGAAGCAGAGATTCACGGTTTACCTGTCAACACTTCAAAAGTTAATAGCTGTCACGCTTTTTAGATTAGGAGATTAATATGGCATCAAAAGCATTTGATCCTACGAAGTTTAGAACTTCGTTAACTAAATCCATTACAGGTATGAGTGCAGGGTTTAATGACCCAACTGATTGGATTAGTACAGGTAACTACGCACTCAACTATCTTATCTCAGGTGATTGGAACAAAGGTATTCCGCTAGGCAAAGTAAGTGTGTTTGCAGGTGAGTCTGGTGCAGGTAAGTCATATATCTGTTCAGGCAACATTGTAAAAGCCGCACAAGAGCAAGGTATCTTTGTAGTTCTTATTGACTCAGAGAACGCACTTGACGAAGCGTGGCTACAAGCACTTGATGTAGATACATCAGAAGATAAACTACTAAAACTTAATATGTCAATGATTGATGACGTAGCAAAGACTATTAGTACGTTTATGGCAGACTACAAAGCAATGAACGAAGAAGACCGACCTAAAGTATTGTTTGTTGTTGACTCACTAGGTATGTTGCTAACACCTACAGACGTGGATCAGTTTAATAAGGGTGATATGAAAGGTGATATGGGTCGTAAGCCTAAGGCATTGACTGCACTTGTTCGTAACAC